TGCTTGCGTTCCATGCCGGCTCGTTATCTGTTTATGGACGAGATAGACGGCTATCCTGCCGACATCGAGGGCGAAGGTGATCCGATCCTGCTGGCTGAGCGAAGAACGGCCACCTTTAACAGTAAAAAGAAGATATTCCTGGTTTCAACGCCAACCATAAAGGGTGTTTCGGCCATTGAGCGCGAGTTTTCGCACTCGGACCAACGTTACTATATGTTACCTTGTCCGTTCTGTGGCGGTTTTCAGAGCCTTAAATGGGACCAAATCCGGCCACAGGAAGATGGCGGTGTTTTTTATGAATGCGAACATTGCCACAAGCTGATTGCCGAGCATTATAAAACGCAGATGCTTGAAGCCGGACATTGGCAAACGACATCGGAATCAATTGACGGTTTAACCGCCGGATTTCATTTGTCATCGCTTTACTCTCCGATCGGCTGGCTGTCGTGGGCAGAATGCGTGCAGATTTATGAGAAAGCAAAAAAGGATGCCACGCTGATGCAAGGCTTCCGGAATACGATTTTAGGCGAAACCTATGAGCAAGAAAGCGAGGCTCCTGAATGGCAACGGCTCTACGAAACTCGGGAAAATTACCCGATGGGTGTCGTGCCACGCGATGGTTTATTCTTAACCGCCGGCGTTGATATTCAAAAGAACCGTATCGAATGCGAAGTGGTCGCTTGGGGTCGGCAAAAACAGAGTTGGTCCGTTGATTACTATGTTCTTGACGGTGACACCGCCAAGCCTGAGGTTTGGGCTAAACTTGCAGATGTGGTCAATAAGGACTACCCGCACGAAAGCGGGATTACAATGCCGATCCGGGTGATGTGCGTTGATTCCGGTTATGCCACACAGGACGTTTACTCCTTCGTCCGCCAGTTTAACCAAGCCGTTTGGGGTGGTAACGGTGCCAGGGCCAATGCGCCGCGAACCGTTGTCGCTATTAAAGGTCAAAGCCGCGATACGGCGATGATCCTGTCCACATCTAAGGCTGATACAAAAAAGAAAGGCCTGAAGGTGTGGAATGTGTCCGGTCCGGTGATCAAGACCGAACTTTACCGGTGGCTGAAGATGGAACGTGTTGGCGAAGATGCCAGTCAGTTCGGCCGTTGTCACTTCCCGGCGTATGCTGAGGAGTATTTCAAACAGCTGACGGCTGAACGACAGATTGTTAAGGTTTCAAATGGTTATCCTAAGTCTGTTTGGGAAAAAGACCCAACCCGGCGAAACGAAGCCTTGGACTGCCGGGTTTATGCTCGTGCCGGTGCGGCCATTTACGGACTTGACCGGATATCCGAGCGCGGCTGGCAGGAATTGGAAGCGGCAATACCGAGCCAACCAAATGAAAAAATAAAGGTTAAAAAGCAACCGAAATTCTTACAAATGCAACCAACAAAGGTAGATGACCCATGGCTATAAAAATTGAAATTTTGAAAACAAGGCTTGTTGAGGCAGAAGAAGCCTATCATAAGCTGATGATCGGCGAAAAAGAAGTAACCGTCAGCGTTGGCAGTTTCGGCTCAACGACCTACAACCAAGCGAGCCGCTCGGCGTTGGAAAGTTATATCAGTTCTCTAAAAGCACAAATCGCGGCGGCTGAAGGCAGTCCTGCCGGCCGCAGACGGATTTTGAAAGTGAGTTTTTAATGACAGATACATCACACAAAGCAGCTTCACAAACTCTGCGCGAGATAGCTCCATGGCAACCGGGACGAGGTTCAGCCGACAGCGACTTATTGCCGGAATTGGACACCATAGTTGCCCGGTCACGTGATTTAACGCGTAATCATGGCATTGCCGCCGGTGCAATGCAGACCTTGTCCGATAACATAGTCGGCACCGGGTTTCGCCTATCGGCCAAGCCGGATTACAAGGCACTCGGCAAATCCAAGGAATGGGAAGAAGAATGGCAGGCACATGTTGAAAGTTTATGGCGATCATGGTCCGAAACTTTTGAATGTGATGCAGCCAAATCCTTAACTTTCCATGGCCTGACGACACAAGTTTTCAAGTCTTGCCTGATCAACGGCGAGGCTTTGGCTATTCCGCTATGGCTGAAAGACCGGAAGTTTTCTACTGCAATTCAGTTGGTAGAACCGGACCGGCTCTCTAATCCAAACGGGAAAGCCGATAGCAAAACCCTCCGCGGTGGTATTGAAATAGATAAATATGGTGCACCGATAGCCTACTATATTCAAAAAGACCACCCGGGCGACTTTTGGACAGGCCTAAATTCTTGGGAGCGTATTCCGGCAACCACGAGTTTTGGCCGGAGACGAGTTCTACACGTTCACGATATCAGCCGTATCGGTCAAACTCGTGGAAAGCCTGTCCTGAGCTCCATAATGCCGATGTTCAAAATGTTGGACCATTACGAACGATCCGAGCTTCAGGCCGCAATCGTCAATGCAATGATTGCCGCATTTATTGAAACACCAATGGATGGAGAGAGCCTTAACGAGTTGTTTGGTGGCTCAAGCGATGATTATTTGAATGCCAAAAAGGATTGGCAAGTCAAACTGGAAGGTGGCTCTATCATCCCTGTTTTTCCTGGTGATAAAGTAGCGCCATTCACGCCCTCACGACCGAACTCGGCTTATGGAAGCTTCGTTGAAAACTTGCTCCGACACATCGGAACCGGCCTCAACATTCCATACGAATTGCTCTTGAAAGACTTTTCAAAGACCAATTATTCGTCAGCCCGGTCTGCATTGTTGGAGGCTTGGCGATACTTTAACGGCCGCCGGCAATGGCTATCAACCTATTGGGCCACACCGGTTTATGAGCTTTGGCTGGAAGAAGCCGTCAATAAAGGACTGGTTGATGCACCGGACTTTTACGAGAACCGCTACGCTTACACAAGATGTAAATGGATCGGTCCGGGTCGCGGCTGGGTTGACCCGGTCAAAGAAGCTCAGGCCTGCCAAATCCGAATGGATATCGGCTTATCAACTTTGGAAGCTGAATGTGCCGGTCAAGGCTTGGACTGGGAAGAAGTTTTGGAACAAAGGGCAAGAGAAAAAGCCAAACTTGCTGAATTAGGTTTAACGACAGGAGAAAATAATGAAACTCATGCAAAAAACGATATGGGCGATAACGCCCGAGATGCTATCGTCAATGGTGGAGATAGCTCATCAGACGAACCGATCCCCTGAGGCAATTGCCAAGGAAATGGGCCGAGATATGAAAAATACGCACGCCGTCTCCCTTCGAGGCGGCGTTGCTGTTATACCGGTAACCGGGCCTTTATTCAGACACGCCAACCTTTTGACAACCGTCTGTGGCGCGACATCTTATGAAATCCTCGCGCAAGACTTTAACAAAGCTCTGAACGATCCGAATATATTGGCCATAGTCTTTGATGTGGACAGCCCGGGCGGTGAAGTCAACGGCTGTTCCGAACTGTCCGATATGATCTATAACGCCCGCGGCAAAAAGCCGGTGATCGCCTATGCCTCAGGTTCCTGTTGCTCCGGTGCTTACTGGATTGCCTCGGCCTGCGACAAGATTATGGCTTCGGATACTGCCATTTTAGGATCCATCGGGGTCGTGTCCATTTTTGAAAAAGAGGACGATAAAAAGACCATTGAAATCGTTTCATCGCAGAGCCCGAACAAGCGGCCCGATGTTGAAACAGATGAAGGAAAAGCCAAAATCCAGGCGCACATTGATGCGTTGGCTGAGGTTTTCATCAACAAGATTGCGCTCCATAGAGATATTTCGCCAAAAGATGTCATCGAAAACTTCGGTGGCGGTGATGTTTTTGTGGGCCAAAATGCCGTCCGTAACGGTCTGGCGGACAGCCTAGCTTCCTTTGAAGCAATCATTTCAGACCTTAACACTCAATCAACGGAGAAATCATTCATGAATGATAATTTAGAAAAAACAGCCGTTGACATCAAAGCACAAGAACGCGAGCGTATGTCCCAAGTTTTTGCTTCTGAAGGTGTCAAAGGCAAAGAAGCAACTGCTCAGGCGTTGCTTGCAAAGACCGATTTGTCAGCATCTGACATCTTGGCCATTTTAGAAACGGTGCCTGTTGCCAAACAAACCAATGCGCTTGATGTGGCAATGGCACAAATCAAAAACCCGGCGATCACACCATCTGCCGAGGATAAAGAAGAAACACCCGAAGACGTTGCTGACCGCATCGCTTCCTCAATTGGAGGTTAATCATGACAGTACAAGGATTTACAGATTTAGGTTCAACAACTGCTGACAATTTAATTGCCGGCGAGTTTCCTAGGGTTTCTGAGCTCGCAACTATTACGGGCGGAAATTACGCACGCGGCACAGTGTTAAAGGCCTCAGATGATGCTTTGACAATTTGTGGTGCCTCGGATACGCCTGAAGCCATTTTGGCTGAGGCTGTTGATGCCACAAGCGAAGATAAACAAGCCGTTGTCTATTTGACCGGTGAGTTTAACTCTGCGGCTCTGACTGTGGCAAGCGGTGCTTCCGCTGACGGCTTAAAGGCCAAACTAAGAGCAAAAAACATCTTTATTAAAACAAATCAAGCATACTGAAAGGAATAAATAATGGATATTTTTTCTACAAACGTGCTCGCAAAAGTCGTTGAACGTTTACACACGCCTTCGTCTTTCTTGCTCGACACCTTCTTCCCGAATGTGCAAACTTCGGATAAAGAAGAGATCTTTTTTGATGTAACGGACAGCAAGCCGCGCATCTCTCCGTTTGTTTCTCCACTTCTTCCCGGAAAAGTCGTTGATAGCGGTGGTTATCAGACCAAATCTTTCAAGCCGGCTTATGTGAAAGACAAACGTCGCTTTGATGCAAACATTCCGTATAAACGCGTTGCCGGTGAGATTATCGGTGGCTCTCTGTCTCCATCTCAACGCTATGAACGCGCTTTGGCCACAACTTTGACCGACCAGTTGGAAAACCTGACCCGTCGTGAAGAAGTCATGGCGGCAGAAATCTTAAGAACCGGACAAGTTGTTGTTTCCGGCGATGGTTATCCATCTACAACGGTGAACTTCGGACGTGATGCGGCTTTGACAAAGGCCTTAACCGGTTCTGCCACATGGGAAACTGCGGCTGTTAACCCGATTGAGGACTTGGAGGACTGGGCAGATTTGGTTCAAACAAAGTCCGGTATGATCGCAAAAACGGTCATCATGGATCCTGAAGCTTGGAAAATCTTCCGCTCAAAGGACGATGTGAAGAAGTTCTTGGATTACCGCAGAGGCACCAACAACACTTTGAATGTTGACCCGATCATTCGTGGTGAAAACTCCAAAGTGCGCTACGTTGGCTCTATCGGTGATTTTGATATCTATGTTTACAATGACCTTTATATCAATGATGCCGGTGTTGAAAGCAAACTCTTGCCGGCCAAAACCGTCATCATGGGAGCCAAAGACGGACTTGAAGGAACCCGTTGCTATGGGGCCATTCATGACGAAAAAGCAAACTGGACAGCTCATCGCTACTTTACGAAGTCATGGGTTGAGGAAGATCCATCGGTTCGTTGGCTGTTATTGCAGTCTGCGCCTTTGGTCGTTCCTTATCGTCCGAATGCTTCATTCTGTGCAACCATTGGTTAGGAGGTATAAATGCGTATTAAGGCCTTGATTACATTAGTTGTATCTGCCGGCAGAGAAATCGCTCCCGGTAAGGAGTATGACCTCAACGAAGCAGATGCAAAAAGTCTGATAGAACGCGGTTTTGCAGTGCCTGTTAAAGGTGGCCAAAAGCCGGCAACACAGCCACAGCAACCACAGAAACCTGATGAAACAGGAGGTAAAGATGACCCTTCCTCTCAAAAAGGCGGTGGACAGCCTGTTTAATCGGTGCGGAACGATCGGGAATTATCAAGGACGAGAAGTCCTTTTTTTATTGATTGAACCGGACGAAGTGGTCGGTGTGGGTTTTGTTAAGGCTCACACCGATACGCATTTTATGAAGATACGGATTTCTGATGCGCCTGATTTAGCTGTCGGGGACACGATAGAAACAGATGCGGCAACTTATCGGGTGCATACGGAACCGGTCAAAGATATTCATAATCTAGTATGGAGTGTTGATGTGCTATGCAATTAAAACTTGCACTACAAGGAAAACTGTCTGATGTCATGGAAAAGCACTATTCAGAAGGTGCCAAGGCTGTGACGTTAGGAATATCGGCGGCAACGAATGGACTTAAAACGTCTTTGCGTGAACAGGTCCGCTCGGCCGGTATGAGTTCTCGCATGGCCAACACTTGGCGCGGTATCATTTATCCGAAAGGAAAACCGAGTATCAGCGCGGCCGGTCAGGTCTATTCTAATGCCGAAAAGATTATGCAGGGCTTTGAATACGCAAGCATTATCCGAGGCAAAAACGGTCTGTGGCTGGCCATTCCGACCGATGCAATCCCGAAAAAAGCACGCGGTAAACGTATGACACCGGGTCTTTATGAACAGATGAAAGGCGTGCGGCTACAGTTTGTGTATCGCCGCAATGCCTGTTCATTGCTTGTCCATACCAAAAAGAAAAAGACGGTCATCGCCTTTATCTTGGTGCCTCAGGTCAAAATGCCGAAATTAATTAACTTTGAAAGTGAAAGCGAGCGTTGGCAAAACAAAGTGCCGAGCTTGATTTTACAAAACTGGAGCGAAGATGAGTAAAAGAGAAATCGTATTAAACGCTTTATTTGAAAGACTTTCAACGCTTGATGTGTCCGTTAAGCGCAATGATCCTCTACCGCAAAAAATCCCTGACGGCGGTTTGGTCATCCTGCGCGATGGTAATGTCGGCGAGCCGGAGATTTTATTATCCCCGCCTTATTACATTTTCACACACCGGGCCGAGATAGAGGTTATTGTTCAAAAAGTAACCTCGGCCGAACGTGATCAGACCTTGGACAATTTATTAGTTCAGGTCGGTGAGCTTTTACAAGAGAATCCGCAACTCGGTGGCGAAGTTGATTATATGCACGCAGATCCGCCCGAGTTTGTTGATGAAGTCATTGACGGCGGCGTAACCATTAAAGGTGCGATCGTTCCCATTGTCCTTGAATACACCTCAAATTCTAACTTAATTTAACAAAGGAGACAAATATGTCACGAGCATATGGCTGGAATGCCAAACTATTAATCGCTGAAGAAAGCACTTACGGCACTCTTTCTTCGGGACCTTACACCCAAGTGCCGTTTGCATCAAGCGCAATTGACAGCGAACAAGGGTTGATTTCCTCAAATGTTCTAGGCCTTGGCCGCGACCCGACCACTCCGTTCCAAGACGTGATCAATGTTGAAGGTGATCTGTCCGTTCCGATAGACCTCAGAAACATCGGAATTTGGCTGAAGGCTGTCTTTGGTGTGGCAACAACAACTGTTAACGAAGGCACTTATACGCATACATTTGAAAGCGGTAAAACCTCACTTCCGAGCTATTCGCTTGAATTAGGCCTGGCCGAGGTTCCGGAATATATTCGCTTTTTAGGTGCAAGAGCCAACTCTATTGCCTTTAACTTCGCAAGGTCCGGTGAAGCACAGGCAACGGTTTCCTTAATGGCCCAAGGCGAAACAGCCTCAACGACCTCTGTAGCACCAAGTCCTGCGGTCAAAAACTATACGCGCTTTTCACAATTCCAAGGCTTTATTAAGTCCGGTGGCGAAACTTTGGCCAACGTGACGAGTGCTTCAGTTACCTATTCAAACAACCTTGAAAAAATTGAAACGATCCGGAGCGATGGTAAAGTTGAAGCCATTGATTTAGGCGTTGCCTCATTGTCCGGTTCGATTGCAGTTCGTTATGGTGACAATGCCCTGATGGATAAAGCCCGCGCCGGTGTGCCGGTTGATTTGGAACTCGGTTATCAACTCTCTGATACTCAAAAACTGGTGATTACTTGCCACGAGGTCTATCTGCCAAAACCGAAACGTTCCATTTCAGGACCGGGCGGCATTGAGTGCTCTTATGATTTCCAAGGTGCCAAAAACGCAGAACTCGGCAAAATGGTAACAGTACAATTGATTAACGATGTGGAGGAATACTAATGTTAAAGTTAAAGTTCAAGAATGAGCCTTACTGGCTGGAATTAGGTATGGGTGTCCGGGTTAAAGTTAAACCTTGTACATCTTCGGTCTTTTATGAGGCAAAAGCCTTTATGAATTCAAAAGTCGCCGATGTAGCCGCGCGTGTTAAAGATACACGTGAAAACGGCATCAAAGATAATACACTACCGGACTTAGAAGACCAAACTAAGCGTGAAGCTTTTGCCGATCAGCAATTGATTTTAGGTCTTGCGCTGGCCGGGATCATCGAATGGGACGGCATTTTAGAGGCAGAAACAGATGAAAAAGCACCTCTGACACCGACCAAAATTGAGGAATTGTTTACGAACTTTTGGAGTATCGCCGAAACATTCAGACAACAGTATTGCGGCATTCAAGAAATACTTGAGGCCGAAAAAAACGTATCTTCGCCCGAGCTAAGTGGCACTTCGGCTCCGGGCGTAGCTACTGCCAAGGATGCGGCGAGCAAGAAATCAACTGCCCCATCTACAGATGCCGATACGTCGAAACAACCTTAAAAACCACAGAAGGACATCAGGCTTGGGAGGTTTTATTAAAACTTTCTGAGCCTGACCTTGGGGTTGCGCTGACGGTGGCTGAGAATTTGGGATTAAAAAGTGCGGTGATGACTGAACTGTTATCTGTTGGAATCCAAGGAATTAAGGCTGGTATGAATGATATGTCAGAAAGTGGCAAAACTTAAAGCATTAACACCGCCGGGAAGCTAAACCCGCTCACACAAAGGATACTACTCAAAAGACTTTCTCTCGTACAGATGAGAGTTCGGCAAAAGCCTCTGCTCCAGAGTCCCGTTTTCAAGACGGCGGCGGTGTTATGGCTAATACTTAAACCATAGATATTTAAATGTCAATAATGGTTTACGCCAAAAGTGGCAGAAGTAAAATTTAAATGTTTCACCATTTTCTTGCGGTTAGTATGATATGGCTGAAGGAACATTGTCATGAAAAATTTATTTTATTTAACACTTGCTGTTACTTTAATATCCTCTACTGTTAATGCAGGAATGCGTTGTTCTTCTGATTCTTTAGGCAATAGAACATGCCGTGACAATTATGGTCAAGTGGTAAGCAGAAGTTCAACAGACAGTATGGGTAATACGGTTTATAAAGATAGATATGGTGCAGTAATTGGCCGTAGTTCTACTGATAGTCTTGGTAATACAACATACAAAGATAAATATGGTACAGTCCAAGCCCGTAGCTCTACGGACAGCCTAGGTAATACTACTTATAAGGACCGTTACGGGGCGGTGCAAGCTCGCAGTCATACGGACAGTTTAGGTAATACAACTTATAAAGACCGTTACGGCGGTGTAATCGGCCGGAGTTCTAAGGATAGCCTTGGTAATAAAAGATATCGGGATAAATACGGAAGATAAATATTACTCAAAAAAGATGATAAATTACTGTTTATCTATATGCAAAAATTGCTTTATAAAGCATTTTAAATAACTTAACTTGCTCTATAAAGCATTTTTTATAAAAAAATAACTTGATTTCTTTTGCAAATTTCATTAACCTATTCATGTGAATTTTACGCAAGGAGTAAAAATGGTCAAAAGAAATGTTCTGCAAAACTCAACACCTAGTGCCGTAGAGAAAACAATAAAAGGCTTGGGAGAAAATTTAAGAACGGCTCGTTTACGCCGTAAACTGACAATAAAAGAAGTTGCTGATAAAATTGGTGTCGGTATTCGCGTAGTAAGTGATGCCGAACATGGTAAACCGGCAACATCTATTAAAGTTTATATGGCTCTTCTATGGGTTTATGATTTGCTTGAACCGGCAGCAGATTTAGCCAACCCTCTAAAAGATGAAATTGGCTTGCGGTTAGCCAGTTTAAAAGATCCTAAGCGCAGTCGGAATAAGGAGACAATAGACAATGACTTCTAAAAAGCAAGAATGTTTTGTGTATATGACACTGCCCGGTCAAACCGACCAAATAACAGCGGGCAAGTATGTTTTAGAAAAGACAGAACAAGGAATTGATGTCGGACATTTTGTTTATGGTAGGTCTTACTTAAGCCGTGCTGATGCGGTAGAAATTGACCCTATAGAATTAAAACTGGAAAATAAAGTATTTAATACTGTTACCATGAAGGGTGTCTTTGGGGCATTACGCGATGCTTCACCTGACTATTGGGGGCGTAGAATTATTGAGCGTAATTTAAAAGTTGCTCAGGCAGATGAAATGACCTATTTACTTCAGTCTGCGGATGACCGTATAGGAGCTTTAGGGTTTGGATTTAATCAGACACCGCCTGCTCCCAATAGAGTATTCAATCAAAAAATACAGCTTGATAGATTGCAAAAAGAAGCTGAATTGCTGGTAAATGAGGAAGTAAAGCCTGAAAACCCTATTACGGCACAAGTACAAGAACTTTTGCTAATCGGGACATCGATGGGCGGTGCTCGTCCAAAGGCTGTTATTGAAGATGATAATAAGCTGTGGGTGGCGAAATTCAACCGCATGGATGATAAGTGGAACAATGCATTAGTTGAATATGCTATGTTAAAACTTGCAGAAAAATGCGGAATAGAAACGGCTCTAAGCAAAGTTGTCTCTGTTGCGGGAAAAGATGTTTTACTGGTAAAGCGTTTTGATAGAGAAAAAGTTTCAGACGGATACCTGAGATATCGGATGATAAGTTCATTAACAGTTTTGCAAGCCGGTGATGATTACACTCAGCGGGAAAAGTGGTCTTATATTCAATTAGCAGAAGAGTTAAGGCGCATATCAAAACAAGCAAAACGTGATGCTGAACAGTTGTTCAGACGGATGGTATTTAATGCACTTATTTCTAATACCGATGATCATCCGCGTAATCATGCTTTTATTGCGCAGGATAAAAATTGGCAACTCTCGCCTGCATATGACTTAACGCCAAATCCATTGGTAAGCATAGAACAACGTGATTTGGCTATGATTTGCGGTCAAATGGGGCGTTTTGCTAATAAAGACAATTTATTGTCAGAGGCAGATAAGTTTTTACTGAATCAAGATCAGGCAAAGAAAATTATTGATGAGATGTATAAAATTGTAAAAAACGAATGGTATGCCACAGCAAGACATGCAGGAGTAACAGAAGCAGATTGCGAAAAAATTAAATCTTCTTTTGTTTATGAAGGATTTAACTATAAGCAAAACTCCTAAAAACAATTACATTCTTACGGATAACCGCCTCAGCCGCAAAGCTGAGGCATTTTTTATGGAAAAATGAATGAACACAGCGAAAAAACTTTCAATCAGACTTGAAGCGGTGGGCGGCGACAAGGTTCGGCAAGAGTTCAAGAACATCGGCTCAGACGGACAGAAAGCCTTTCAACGGATAACTCAGGTCATTACACCGGCAAACGATAACTTAAAGGTCTTGGACAACACAGCCAAGGCCTTTAATAATACCCTCAAACAGGCGGCATCGTTGGCTGGAGCTTACCTCGGTTTACGTGGTTTAACCTCAACGTTTAAGTCTATTGTCGGTGTTAATGCCGAGTTTGAAAGACTGTCCGGATCATTAAAAACGGTGACCGGCTCTGCAAAAGCGGCCAAAGAAGCCTTTACTTTGATTGAAGACTTTGCCACATCAACGCCATTCCAACTTGATGAAATCGTAGACAGTTTTATCCGGTTAAAGGCAATGGGCTTGGAACCTTCAATGGAAGCCTTAACCTCTTATGGTAATACGGCATCAGCCTTTGGTAAGAACATATTGGAGTTTGTTTCGGCTGTTACCTCAGCAACCGTTGGTGAATTTGAAAGGCTCAAAACGTTTGGTATCAAAGCAAAGGTCGAGGGAGAACGTGTAAAGTTTATTTTTCAAGGCATTACAACAGAAGTCGGTAAAAATGCTGTAGAAATCGAAAACTATCTTCGATCTATCGGCACAATAAACTTTGGTGGTGCCATGGCCGAGCAGATGAATACAATGGGCGGAACAATGTCAAACATTGAAGATGCACTTGCAAAAGTTGCGCGAACCATCGGTGAAAACGGATTAAACAAAGCAATAAAAGAAGTTCTTGATCAGTTTAATAATTTAATATCAGGTACAGATAGTGCAGCCAAAGCTATCGGTGAAACTTTAGCAAGCGCAGTAACTATCGCCGGTAAAGCATTCTTTACATTGGCCAAATACATTGAGCCGATCATCACGCTCTTAACCGTCCGGTTGGGTGCAAGCCTGATTACAAAAGGAATTGACCTGTTAAAGGCAAGCGTTTATGCGCTGAATGTCGCTCTTATGGGAACCGGAACAGCCGGATCCTCTGCCACACTCGGCCTTAAAATGATGTGGCAAGTTTCCAAGGTGGCCGCTGTGCAGATGTACGCAACCGCGGTGGCGGCAAAGGTTCTTTCCGGTGCGGTCGGACTTTTGAAAGGAATTATGGCTCTACTTGGTGGCCCGGCCGGACTTGTTATGTTGGTTGTTTATGGCCTTTATAAGTTAATAGACAGTCATAACGTGGCAAAGCGAGCCGCCAATGATCATGCCGATACATTGCAAAAACTCAAAGACCAAATGGCTGAAACGATCAAGGAAACAAACAACCTTGTGACCGCGCAAAGCAAAAACCAAGCCATTGCCGAATGGTCCTATAAATTAAAAGTGGCCGAAAAGAACATCAAGGACCTGAAGGAAGAATTAAAGAATACCGGCGGTTTGTCGTTCTTTCAACGTTACGCGCCGAACATGTTCCTGAAGGAATACCAGATTTTCGCAAACGATTTGGCGGATATTCTTTCGCAGTCAAAATATAACCTGGAGGAATACCAAAAGGAAGTGTGGCGTTTGGCCGCTGAATATCCGGATTTTCAACCGCAGGCAAAAGCAATTCAGGAGAAGTTCCTGCTTTTGAAAGCGGCCGAGATAGATGCGCAAAAGGCTCGTGATGAGTTGAAGTACATTCAAAATCCGGAATTAAGACCTAAAGATGAAAAGCCAGCAGTTCCGAAATCGCCTGTTCTGCCAAAAACTGACACATCGGCTTACGAAAAGACCATTGAGGACATTAAACAAAAGGTCTTTGAGCTCAAGGATCCTTATGATCAGGCCATGCAAAAAGCGGCCGAATGGCGTGATAATGCTTTGGCGAACCTTGACAGCACAAAATACGGTTATGAGGATTTCAAAAACGATGTGAACCGCGTTTATGATGATATGGTTAAAAAAGCAGGAGTTGCCGCTCTTCAAAGTTCAAAAGACTGGAAAGACGGCGTAACCCTAGGAATGAAAAGTGTCTATGATGATGCTTCGGATATGGCTTCAATGACCGAGAGCCTGGTTAAAAACTCGTTCAAGTCCATGGAGGACACACTCACAAACTTTGTCATGACCGGCAAAGCGAACTTCGGAGACTTTGTAAATTCAGTTGTAGAGGGAATGGTCCGGATGGCCATGCAATACGCTGTGATCAAACCGATCATGGGCGGTGTCATGAGTTACTTCGGTATTCCCACAGCACATACAGGAGGTGTAATTGGTACGGATACTTTATCTGTTAAGAGCGTTAGTCCAAGTGTTTTTGAAAATGCTCCCCGTTTTCATACCGGGGGCCTGGTCGGCGGCGAGATCCCGATTATCGCGAAAAAAGGCGAAACGGTATTCACGCCTGGACAGATGAAAGCACTTGGCGCAGAACTCAATTCAAAACCGCCGGTTTACGTCAATGTGAATGTGGTCAATAAGGCCTCAGGCACAAGGACAACGGCAAACCCGACACGCGACATGAACGGTAATGTCAATCTGGACATTATCGTTGAGCAGATCGAGGGTGCAATTGGTAAAAACATCAGTAAAGGTGAAGGTTTATCGCCGATCCTTGAACAAAGGTATGCGTTAAACCCGGCCTATGGGAGTTATAGATGACAGTAATTTTTCCTGAAAAACTACCTTACCCGACCACAGAGGGGTATGCTATAAAACCCGGTGAAGCTATTGTACGAACCGATATGGAGGCAGGACCGGCAAGACAAAGGCGGCGTTATGAGCAAACGCCGTCTAAAATTTCTGTGCGCTGGGTGATGAATCGAGAACAATTCTCACTTTTTGAGGCCTGGTATAAATACTATGCAAAAGAAGGTGCTGAATGGTTTGTTATTACTCTCTTAGGTGGTCTTGGCCTCTTGAAGCAAGAAGCTCGGTTTACACAACAATTTGAAGCAAAACTCCTGAATGGATACCTTTGGGAAATCACATCGGAACTTGAGGTGCGAGATAGACCAACACTTTCGGATGGTGCTTTGGCAATTTTGTTAGACAATGATTTTGATAGACTTTCGAGTGCGGTTAATCATCTACACTATTTCGTTCACGTTGAATGCCCGCAATATATTGAGGATTTATAAAAAATGGCAAATATGGAAGAAAGATTACAAGCCGTTGTTTCGCAAGCTGAAGCAGATGGCGAAAAATGGCATACAATAATTCATGGTAATAATGCAACAACTGTCCCCACAGAAAACGGCAACGTTCCAACAGTGGCCAAACAGATGAAAGATGTGCATGACGAGGTTGTTAATGGCGTTATTGATTATATGACCGAGTGTCGGACGGCACGTGATGTGGCTATTCAAACAAAAAATGAAACGATCGCTGTTAAAAACGAAACTAACAAAATTAAAGGCGATGTCACTACGCTTAGAAATGAAACCGAAAGTCTTAAAAATCAGTCGCAAATGGTATTTAATAATATCTCAACAGCGACAAGCTCGGCTGTTCAGACCGTTCAAATTGAGGGAGCAACTCAGGTGACGAATGTCCAAAGTGCGGTGGCAGAACAAGTGGCCGAAGCAACCAGTCAGGCAAATCGGGCCGAACAAGCTACTTCCACAAAGGTAAACACTGACCTATCAAACATCACAAAGGATACTATCTTTTCCAAGATGTTTACAAAATATGTAAGCGGCAAAACATGGTATAGAGTTTGGCCCGACGGTTGGATTGAGCAAGGTGGAGAAGCGGCCGCAGGGACAAATGTCACTGTTACCTTTCCAAAGGCTTTCAAGAATACAAATTATACAGTGATAGCAACAACTATAGGAACAAATGGCGAAATATATGCGCAATGCATACAGCGTACTTCGGCAACACAGATGACTATTTATAATCGTGGTGGAAGTTCAAGCCAAGCAAAGTCCTGGTATGCGTGTGGATTTTAGGAGGTAATCAAATGAATATGGAAGAAAGACTTCAAGCTGTCGTTTCCCAATCGGAGGTAGACGGCTCAAAGTGGCATACAATTGTGCATGGTGATGACACAACAACTGTCCCCACAGAAAACGGCAACGTTCCAACAGTGGCCAAACAGATGAAGGATGTGCATGACGAGGTTGTAAACGGTGTTATTGATTATCTTACTGAATGCCAAAATGCGCGTGATGTTACGCTTCAGACCAAGACTGAAACGATCGCAATTAAAAACGAAACGAATACTATAAAAAATGATACGGCGAGTATTAAAAGCGAAACTGAAAGCCTGAAAAATCAATCACAGACGATTTTTAATAATATCGCCGCCGCTACAAATTCATCAGTTTTGACGATTCAAAACGAAGGGACAACGCAAGTTTCAAATGTCAGAAGTGCTGTTGCAGAACAAGTGGCTGAAGCAACAAGTCAAGCAAACCGAGCTGAAGCTGCAACAAGTTCGAAAGCAAACTTGGATTTTTCAAATATTGCACCTACTGCGGCGGCCAAAACAGGAATTATCGGTTGGATTGCCCCGGATTGGTCCCGGCGACAAGTCCTTTCTCTTAATACTGATGTGACTATTACGAAGTATGGTTGGGTTATTATGCGAAATGTTGTCTATAACAGTTCACTTTTGGGTTACATAAACGGCTATGAAGTATTCCATCAATACGGAAACTACGGACACTGGGAAGAATATAACAGTTTTTCATTCCTGGTCAGTCCGGGCGATGTTGTTAAACTAACAGGCGGAGAATTGAGTTTTCTGCCATGTAAAGGAGCGTAAAAATGCCAAATTTAGAAGAAAGATTAGAAGCAGTCGTTGCTCAGTCAGAAGTCGATGGCTCTAAATGGCACACAATTGTACATGGCGATGACATGACAACTGTGCAAACCGAAAGCGGGAATGTTCCGTCTGTGGCCAAGCAACTGAAAGATGTGCGGACTGAAATTATAAACGGCCTTGAAGATTATGTCGGGGATTGTCGGCAAGCAAAAGCCGATACGTTACAGATCAAGAGCGATACCCTGGCAATTAAAAATCAAACGAACACAATTAAAGGTCAAACGCAAACCTTAAGAGATGAAGCTGAAACCTTTAAGGATTTATCGCAAACTACATATAACAGTATAGCGAGCGCAACTTCTGCCTCTATTTCACAAGTACAGGCTGAGGGTGCTGTTCAGGTTGCATTAGCCACAGCTCAAGCAGAAAGAGCTCTAGCCTATGCACAAAATGCGGCACCAATGCCTCTTGGTACAAAGATAACGATCCCTGCAAGTTCAAAGGTTCCAGACGGATATGAGCCTGTTTGGTATAAAAACACGATAACGCGTTCCCGGTATCCGGACTTTTTTACTCAGCTTGTTGATACAAATAGCCTTACTTTGGTAACTGAAGCAACATACGACAGCCAGGTATCAACTTATGGTATGTGTGCCAGTTATGTAAAAGTTGATAATAATACGCTTATTTTGCCGCTGTTGGTAAACTTTGCACGTGGTGGCACACTGAATCAATTAGGAAATGTTCAAAATGACCAAATGCAAGGTCACTGGCACGAAATGGTTTATCGTCAGGACTCAACATCGTCCGGTTATAGATCGGATATCTTTGGATCGGATGGTTTTACGGCGAGCGGTTATTCTAACACCGGCGGCACTGATGAATGGATGCAACGTTTAGGAAATCGAAAAAATGATGCTCTTTGTGCCATAACCCCGATTACGGATAATACAAATGGTACTCCGAGAGTCGGTGCTGAAACAAGGCCAAAGGCTTATTATGAGTTGACTTATATCAAATGTGCAGATGTTTCACGTACTTTGGCGTCCGAAGAAACAACCGCAATAAGGACACTCTTAACACAAAAGCTCAATGTCGATTTCAGTAACTTTACTCAGCTGACTGCAAATCTGCGTAGCATCATTGTTGCGAATTGTATGCCTGATTACAGGAGTGCTACAACGGTTTCTTTACCATATACTGCAACAAAAAATGGGGCCTTCTTTTATAGAGGCGGAAACGCATCAAATAGCCTTGTAAAATTTTCAATTGATGGTTTTGAATGTTGGTTTAACGGCTATGGAACCTCTAACGGTGGTTCGTTCCTTGTCCCCAAGAATTCCACAGTTTCAATTACTGCAAACCCATTATCAAGTCCTGTCTTTAGTTTTGTTCCGTTTAAGGAGGTATAAAATGCCCGATAGCACTTTATCAGAAGCACTAAAGGAAGCCTATGCTTCAGCTCCGAGTGATGTAATTTTGCTTCATACCTTGGAACTGCGACATCCATCTTTTGTTGATGATCAAGGAAATCAGACCGCCATTCGTGTGGTCCGGGATCACATTAGCCACATTTGCACTCTTGAAAACTCGGCCCCTCTAAATCCGGGTGAAGCTGTGGAGTTTGTGGCCATGGCCTTTGATTTGGAATTGCCACCGGTCAACAACACGCCGACACCTGAGATTTCGGTCAC